TCTTTGAATATACCATCTCTACATGCAAAATACTTTCAACTTTATAATACTATTTTTCTTTTAAGAAAAAAAGCAGAACAACAAAGAAAAAATATTCGTCATGAACGATTTGAATATTTTAGTGGTAAGGCAGATCCTGATGTTTATATACAAAATCCTTTTCCTAAAAAGATAAGAGATAAAGATACAATGACAAAGTATCTGGATGCAGATGAAAAATTATCTAATTCTACACTTAAAATAGATTATTATGATACCATGCTTGTCTATCTTGAAAGTATTCTTAAAGTCATACAAAATAGAACTTATCAAATAAAAAATGCTATTGAATTCATGAGATTTAATTCTGGATTGGGATAATGGAAGCAAGTTTTATCAAGGCATATCGTGGTGTTTTTTCTGCAGATCTTTGTGATAATTTGATTGATACGTATGAGAGATTATGGAGAGAGAAAGAAGAGAAACTAAAGAAAATAAGTTTGTGTTATGCAGAAGATGGCACGAAAACATGTGGTGCATGTAATTGTCAAAGGTTAGACATCATGCAACATCAAGAATTTAATGAACCATTTAAAATTGTAATGAATGGTATTCAAGCAGCATTAGGTCAATATAAAAAAGATGTAAATTTACATCCATCACAATGGCCACAAAAATATGGATATGAGCATCTTAGAATCAAAAGGTATCTATGTTCAGAAGACCAACAACATGATGTTCACTCTGATGTAAATAATATTGAATCAACAAAAAGATTTTTAGCAATAGTTTGTTATTTAAATGATCAATTCAATGGTGGAGAAACTGAGTTTCCTCATTTTGGTATCAAAGTAAAACCGTTAAAAGGAACTATTCTATTGTTTCCATGCACTTGGAGTTATTTACATAAGGGTAATCCAGCGACTGATGGATATGCAAAGTATATTTTAGGATCATTTTTAAATTATGCTAATCATCAAAAGTTTAATCGGATAGGAGATAAGAATTTAGGGATTGAGGCCATCTGATAAATACATATAGATTTATGGATCTATGTGACAACTAACGTTGTTATTTCTAAAGCGAATGAAGTATTCTTGAGAGTAAATGCTGAACCTCATATTCAGTATGAACTTCGAGATCATTTCAC